TTTACCAGCCACGTTGCAGGTTCTGTCACTATCTATAGAGATAGCTATGAGTTTGAAGGTAATGGAGATGGAACAGTAACATTTTCGGATGATGGTATAGGTAGCTTTACACCACCTCAGCAGAACGTAGAGTGTACTATATGTATAGTTGGTGGTGGAGGTTCTGGCTCTGTAGATGCTAGGAATGAAGGACAGAATACCAATAGGTCATATACTGGAGGTGGATTTGCTGGTGATATAGTTGAGATGACTATAATACTAGATAATACACTGTCTTATGAGTTTTCTATAGGTTTAGGTGGGGAGTCTGTGTCTTCTAGAAAGGAGCAAGTTAGTGGTAAGCAAGGCGAGTCGTCTTTCTTCGATGGAACAGAAGCTCTAGGAGGACTAGGAGGTGTAGCTTACGAGTCTTGTACATCTGATGTTAACTACGCTGGTGAGGGTCAAGATAGAACTACGTGTCTAGGAACAGCTCCAGATGGAGAGGTAATTAGAGCTAGTGGGTTTGACTGTGGATTAAAAGGTTTCGGAGGTCAGTCGTCTGGATTAGATAGAGGCGGCTCAGGGAATGCTAGTAGAAATAATAGCTTAGATCCTGCCGAAGATGGTGGCGTAGCTTCTGGAGGTGGAGGATGTTCTACTCTAAGCTACGGTGAGTTAGTAGCTACGTCTGGAGCAGGTGGCTCTGGAGTAATTAAAATAAGTTGGTAAAGGTTTAAAAATGGCATTAGAAGATTATAATAGAGTAGAATGGAAAGATGGAACATCACCAGCTATTAACGCAGCTAATCTTTCTGTATCTGAGTACGGTATAGAACGAGTCACTAAAGCTGTTCAAGTATTAGAGGATAATCCGTACACACTACCACCAGCTACAGAAGCTAACTTAGGTGGTGTGATGATTAAAGTTATAGATAACGGTGACGGAACTTTCACTGGCGAAATCTGGACGTAGTTATGGCTAACACAGTAAACACAGAAGTCATAGACTTCACTGGTGGAATGCACACTGTAGCTGCTCCTCACTTAATAGCTAAATCAGAGAGTAGAGCTTTAGTTAATGTGGATATACGAGAGGGTTCGCTATTGTCTGTAGCTAATCCTAAGTATATGCGACAAGCTATGGGGTCTTACTTTCTACAATTTAACGGCGAAGTTTACTACTTCAATAATTATGTAGCTTCAGCTATTTTGGGGCGAAATCTTTATTGGACTGACGGCAATGTATCTGGTAAGATTATGTATGACGGTAGAGAACTACCTATAGGTATTAAAGCTCCACTTGTAGCTTGTACGCTATCAGAAGCTAATGCTGGAGCTGGTGAGCATTCTGGGGATTTTAAGTACACTTACACTTTTTATGACCCTACAACGGATGCTGAGTCAGCTCCTGCTCCTCTTCCTCCGTATATAACTGTAGATAAGGCTGATATAGTAGTTAAAGGATTAGAGCCTTTACCAGAACCACACTATTTGTATAGAGTATATAGGATAGGTGGATACTTAGCCGAGTTCACAATGGTAGCTGAGTTAACTGATATGGATATACCCTACACAGATAGCTTAGATGATACTGAGATTGACGGAAGATTGTTGCAGACTCTGTACACTGGTAGCCCTATAGCTGGTATGCACTATTTTACAGAGATGGGTAGTAGATTATTCGGTGCTAATGGTTCTAAGCTATATTTCTCAGCTTTAGGTAATCCTGATAGCTGGTACGCAAGTGATTTCTTTATCTTACCTGATAGAATTACTGGCTTAGCTAAAGTAGCTGGAGGGCTTTTAATATTTGGGGAACAGTTTACGTACATATTAACTGGATACAACAGTTCAACTTTTAGATTAAAGTCGCTGTCGAATAAAATAGGATGTATAAGTGGTAGTAGTATAGCTTATATGAGTGACAAAGCTATATGGTTAGCTGAATTTGGTATTTATAGTAGTGACGGTTATAGAATTATTCCAGTTACACCTAATAAAATTTCAAGTGTAGCTAGACTACATCCTACATCAGCTATGATACTTAACGATACATATTATCTACATTTTAAACCAGCATTAGTACCAGCTGCTGATTTGTTTCCTAGCGATACATTGTATCCAGCTGCTGCTATGGGTGTGAATGAGTTACAAGAGGGCATTATAGTCATAGACTTTAAGCGAGGTAACGGGTATAGTTATCAGTTACTAAGTTTTCAAAATGTAGCTTCTGTTGGTATAATTAATAACCGACCGTACTGTACTACTGAGACACCTAATATAGTGTTTTTAGATTGTGACGGACCTTTAGAATGTGATGAGTTTCTTCAATGTAGTCAGTATGACCTGAATTTACTAGGCGACTCAACCTATGATAGCTTTGCTAGATTTTCGTATCTGAGCCCACAGTTTATAGATGGCTCATTTTCTACACTGAAACAGTATGACAAAGTGCGTGTAAACTGTATAGGTGAGTTTAATGTTAAAGTTATATTTAGTAGTGGTGAGGTTGTAGCTGATGTGGATATTAAGACAACAGCTGACGATATGCTTATTGAGTTATTGTCTGGACAAGAGCTATCATTCGATAGGGATAATGTAACTCAGATAGGTATCCCTAACAATAATAACTTATCATACAGTATAGCTTTTCTTATTACTGGTATAGGTAATATTAAATCTATACAATATAGCTGGAAGAATAGGGAGCTGCCGTGACAGAGATTGAGGAGATACTAGCTCGATTAGAAGAGCTAGAAGCTAGAATAAAAAACACTAGGACTAAGCTTTTAAAGCTGACTCCTAGTGATGATTTGGAGGCTGTTAAACGGGCTGTTAACAGTATAATAGACTTATTAAGCAAGAATTAAGCATAATTTAGGTAATATATAGAATGATTATAGAAGCTAAAAAAGAACACATACCACACCTAGCACAACTGTTAGCTGAAATGTATCACGAGCTATTCCCAGCTCACGCTTCTACTAATATGAGCGACTACATATCTGAGATAGTCAATCACTATAATAACCCTAAAGATACTGTTTATATAGATAGTGAGCTGAGAGGTTTCTTTATTGTCAGAGACGAGACAGAAGCTATAGCTCCTACTCTTAAACGCTACAATGGAATAAGAGTCTATATCAAAGAGGAATATAGGAAAGGTAGATTACTCGCAGAGTTCTATGCTAGACTATTTGAGGATTTTCCAGACGGCGATATTTTAGGTCAGACAGAAATTAATAGTGAGCATATAGCTGTGCTAGATAAAAGACACGAAGCTATAGCTAAAGTATATAAACTAAAAAGGAGATGATGTGGCTACAGGTGCAGCAATCGCAGTAGGAGCAGCAGGTATAGCAGGTAGTGCTTATTCAGCTAATAAAGCTGATAATGCTATAGACTCATCAATGGATGCGTTAAACACGGGACTAGCTGAGATGCAGAAGTATTTTGAACAAGCTAATATTTACGGAGAAGACTCTCTAGCTTTCGCACAACAGATGCTAACTGACTGGGAGGATACTTTTGGAAGTATTGAAGATAATCTATCTGAGTATTACCAGAATTTAGACCCAGCTAAATATGCACAAGAGTACAAAACTAATCTTAGCTCTAATATTGACAAGCAAATGAAGCAGATGAATGAGTCACTTTCGGCTTCTGGGTTAATGACATCTGGAATGGCTGCTCAGAACGAGAAAGAAGCGGCTTTTGCTAAAGCTACTGGTAACGCTCAAGCTGATTTAATGGCTGAGGATAAGGTAGCTTCTATGCAACAAGGGTTTGTTAATACTGGTAGTGGTAGATATAATGCAGCTACTAGTGGCATTAATCGAGCTTATGGTAATTTAGCTAACACTTCTATGAATGCTGGTTCGGCAATCGGTGGTATGTATGGTGATATAGCTTCTGGATATAGACAGTCAGCTAATCAGTATGCTAGTGACGCTGGAGGTTTCCTTAAAGGTGGTTTAGAGTCTCTTGTAGGTGGGTTAGCTTAATGGCTACTATATCAGCTACGGGACAAATCCCTAAGATTATTAACAAGCAGTCCAATAAAGATACTGAGCTACTTAAATTATGTAAAGATACATATGAGATAGCTACTAATGAGCTAGAGTCCTCTATTACAGAGGGTAAAAATATGCTTGACCTTTATCATAATAACCAATGGACAGATGCTCAGAAGAATGTATTAACCTCACGAGGACAACCAGTTGAAACTTACAACGTAGTTAAAATGTTAGCTCACGCAATGGTAGGTTATTTTGATACTGTAGCTAATCAGATTAGTGTAGAGCCTCGTCATATGAACTCAGCAACATCTGCTATGGTTGTAAATGATGCAGTTCAGTATATTCAAGACGCTAACGATTATGAAACTATGAGACGTAAGCTACAGTTGGATGCACTTTTAACTGGTTTATGTGTAGTGTACGAGCGTGTAGTAGATACTGGTAAAACAGATAAGTTCGGAAGAGCTATATATGATATTGAATTAGAGCGTATTCCTAGTTGGCAAGTTCGTATAGACCCTATGGCTAAACGTGACGATATGAAAGATGCTCGTTTTATTCATCGTTTCAAATGGTTACCTGAAGAGATGATAGTAGCTACTTGGGGTGAAGAGAAAGCTAAAACTCTAGTGGAATACTACAATGACCTTAATGGTGACTACACAGCTGAGTGGTGGAGTGAGTACAGAACTGAAGCTGTAGGTAGATACCGTCAATGGAACAACTATCAAGTTATACACTCAGTAGTTAAGTACAAAGGCAAATGGTACGAGTGTGTATGGTCTAATGAGACAATGTTGGAGCGTAAAGAAGTTAGCTTTAAAAAAGCTGTGCTTCCGTACAGAGCCGTAAAACTATTTGAAGATGAAAAATCTGGGTACTACGGAGCTTTTAGAGAAGTAGCTGAAACGCAGAAAGCTATTAACCAAGCTATTGTGCAGATACAACAGTTAATTAATACATCAAAAGCGTTTGTTGAAACTAATGCTGTAGATGATATTGACGAGTTCAAACGAACTTTTAATATGGTTAATAGTATAGTTCAAGTTACAGATTTACAAGGTGTCCGTGTTGAGGATATGAGTAAAGATATAGCTGCACAGTATTCAATTATTAGTGAAGCTCTTACACGTATCAAGGCTGTACTAGGTATTAATGATAGCTTCTTAGGTCAGGCTTTTGCTTCTGATAGTGGTCGTAAAGTAGGTATCCAGAAACAATCTACAGCTAGTCAGCTATCAGTATTAACTGATAGAATTAAATATCAGCATAAAATGGTAGGATGGGATATAGTTAATCTAATCCAACAATACTGGTTTGCTGAGCGTATTATAGCTGTATCTGACCCCGTTAACGGTTTAAGATACATTCAGATTAATAAACCACTTATGATGCCTACTGGTGAACGTGACCCTATGACTGGCGAGATGATTATGAAACCAATCTTTGAGCCTGAGGAAGACCCAGAGACTGGCAAGTTTATGAAAGATAAACAAGGTAACATAATCTTGACTCCTTTAAATGACCCAGACACTGACGTTAAATACGCTGAGATTGATTTAAAGGTAGTAGCTTCTCAGTCAAATAATGCAGAAGAGCGTAATCAGCTACTTTTAGAGACTGTGGTTAACGGTCCGTTAGGTCAAGCATTATTACAGATGAACCCAGCTGGATATATGAAGACAGCTTCTATGATGGTTCAGGAGAGTGGAACTAAACATTCACCAGCTATAGCTAAAGTATTAGCTGATACAGCTGCGATGATTGAACAAGGTATGATTGACCCTACTTTCGCTATGAGTGGAGGAGATACTCAAGCTGTATTAGGTGCAGCTTTAGGTGGTCAGAATGGTGGCAGTAATGCAGTTGAGGGTAAGAAGTCGCAACAACTTCAAGTACCTACACGTTTTAATGAGGGAGAATAGATGGCTGGTATGGGTACTGGACTAGGGTCCACTAATTTAACTGGAACTATAGCTACAGCTCAAGCTAATAATAGAGCAGAGCGTCAACAAGCTTTTAAAGACAGACAAATAGCTATAATGGAAGAAGAACAAGCTAAGCAGAAAGCTCAATATGAGCAGAGTCAACAACAAGATATAGTTTCAACTGTAAAAAATCAGGAACAGCAAATTAAAAAGCTACAAAAGAAACAAGCTGGAGCGACCTCTAAAATGGCTATTGCAGGTGCTGCCGTTGCTCCAGCTGGTGATAATGTAGCTTTTGATTTTGTTAAAAAAGTTAACGCTAGTCCTGAGTTACAAGAAGCTTTACAAGTTAAAAAAGGTCAGCTTAATGCGTTCGACTCTCAAGCTAGAGTAGATGATACAGCTTTTATGAAATACTTAGATAAAAAGAATATAGACTACACAGCTTGGACTCCTGAATATCTACAACAAGTGAAAGATAGCTTCTCTAAAAGTGGACTGTTCTATACTTATCAAGGTGATTTAATTGACGGAACTCCATTAATTGAAGCTACTAATTCTCTAGGTATGGTTAATACTAACGGTGTGAACATATATGAGGGAAAGAAAGCTTATCTGACTCATATGCTAGAGGGTGAAGAAGCTTTAAATGAGGCTATTTCAGAGGCTATGGATGACCCAGAAAAACGAACTTGGTTTCAGGACTATATAGATAGCTTACCTAAATCTGAGCGTGAGGCTATAGCTAAACGTAAAAAAGAGTTGTCGGGAAAGTCTAATAAAGAGGCTCAAGCTGAGCTTGAACAAGTAGCTAAAGATACAGACTTGATAGCTGACCCAGTAGAGGACCCTTATGTATCTTCTGGTACTAAGCAACAAGAGGGAAACAAAGAAAGCTATCCTCTTGAAGAGCCTATCTATGACGAAGACGGCAATGAAGTAGCTGTTAAGATGAAAACAAGAGATGGTTCGGAAGTTGTAATTTCAGAGAAAAACGGAGAAGCTACAGCTGTAACTCAAGACGGAACAGCCGTAACTAAAAACCCAGATGGTAGTGGTGTAGCTATAGCTGCTGACGGAACTACAACCACTTTTGATGGTGAGAAGACTGTTACAATTACTCCAGATGGTGATATAGTTGAAGATTATACACTACCTAGACACGTTCAAATGGCGTACGATATGCTAGGTATGAAGTCTAGCTTTAGTGAAGATGCTGCACTTAATAGAAAATATGTAGAGGCTAGTATAGCTAAAGCTAATCAAAGAAACCAAACATTCGAGCAGTATTTAACTGAACAACTTAAAGCTGGAAATATTACAGAGGAGAGTTTCTTTGGTCAGATGAAAGTATACGAGAATTTGAAAAATACTCGTGCAGATAAGACAAGTCAGCTACTTAAACAAGCTGAGAAAATGACGCCTCTACAAGATGGAGAAACTAAAGATAGCACAAGTTATCAACAGCGAGTAGCTGATAATTATGCTAAGCTTGTCAGAGATAGTAGTAGTGGTTCTTTAAGAGCTCTAACATTTACAGAGGAGTTTAGAACTTCTTCTAAATGGTTAAGAGAAAACAAGGATAAAAAAGGAACACCTGAGTATAAAGAACATAAAACAGTAGTAGATAGATTTGCTAATGAGCTACGTACAGCTAATATGAAAGATACAGCGTACACAGCTCAGACTCTAATGAATGCTTACGGTATGAGCACTAGAGATGCTTTTAACGGAGAGGGTAAAGTCTCCCCAGTAGGAGAGATTATCGACTCCCAAGTTAGAGCTAACACTCGTATTTATACCTCAAATATTCGTAAACGTGAACAAGAGGCTATTGACACAGCACATTCTGTAGCTAACTTGAATGATATATTAGTCAGAATTGAAAAAGGGGTACGTGACGGTAAGTATAAATCTGGATATTTCGATAGAGTAGTTAACTGGGCTAACCAAAAAGCTGGTACAAGCTACTTTACAGCTGCTACAGCTGGACAAATCGGTTCTGATTTAAAAGAGCAAGTGGGTATTGAGGGTGAACTAGCTATAGAGCTAGGTAGAGTTGTTAAGGCTGCTTATGGAGGTAATGCTTCAAATGCTGACCGTGATACAATAGCTGGAGCTATGGCTGGTATGACAAGCGATGATGAAAAAACTAGACTATTAGCTTTTGAAAACTTTAATCGTACAATGCGTAAGCTCAACTCTCAAAATATGGCTTACTTTAACGCTCTAGGTTTATTTAAAACTACTGAACAATTAAATGACGCAGCTAATACTGTTTTTGATGTTAAAGGCAACATTAACGAAAATAAATCGACGGCTAAACGCAGCAAGATACGTAAAGGTACAAGGACTCAATTCTTAAATAAAGAAACGGGTGTAACTTTCTACAAAGCTAATAAACCTTACCATTACACTAAAGATGGTAAACTTGTTGAAGGAGTAGCTAGATGATTGAGGACAATTTAGAGGGCTGGGATTTTGCTCCTGAGCCTGACCAGAACGATAGCTTGGAGGGATGGGATTTTGCTCCTGAACCTACAAATACTGAAGCTACTAAAATTGTTGAAGAGCCTGATAACATAATCGCTAAAGAAGAGAAATTAGCTGTAGACTATTTAACTAAACCTAAAAGCGAGCAGACTGAAGCTTTTAAACAAGGACAAGAGTCTATAACAAAACAAGTTGCACCTACTGAAGTTCCTAAGCTAGAGTCTCAATGGTTTGGAGCTGGTGAATACACTTTGGATAGTATTAATAGCTTTATGGGCTATCATATGTCACAAGGTAAAACTAAACAAGAGGCTCTTAAAGAGTTACAAAAAGCTGGAGCTAACGGAGCTGACTTGAGAAACGCTGTTAGATATGGCACAAGCACTCCAGCTCCGTCTCAGTTTGCCTCCGATGTAGGTGTTAAGAATGGGTTAGCTAGAACTGGTACAATAGTTGCCCAAGCTTCTGTGGATATAGCTTCGGCTCTTGGAGTAGACACAACAGAAAAGCAGAAAGCTCTTGATTTTGCTCGAGGTGAAATTCAAGCTACAGCTAACAGAGTAAAGGAAATGACGGGTATTAATTCTCCAGTTGTGCAGACTTTAAAGTATGCCCCTGAAGCTCTTAGTATGTTTGCTATTCCTAATGTAGCTAAGTTAGCAGATACTGGAAGTCTTATTAATGTAGCTTCTAAAGGTTGGATAGGTAAAGGAGTGGCTATAGGAGCTACTGAGGGAGCTTTAGAGTATACTCTCAGTAGAGGTGATGGTTACTCGGTAGGTCAGTCTATGACACGTGGTTTTATAGCTGGGAGTTTAGCTGGAGGGCTTACTCGACTTGTCGAAGGACCTACTACATACGTAGGTAAAGATGGACTGACAGATGAGGCTAGAGATTTGCTGCGATTTGCTGGAGTTGAGAAGAGTAGTAAAGAGTACATAGCTTTAGCTAATGAGGCTCGTCAAGTTGAACTTGATGACCAAGCTAGAATTTTAGCTGAGCGTTTGGGCGATAGAACTGGAAGTGTTACACGTGCTTTACAAGAAGCTGATGACCAGACTCGTATGCAATACGCTAAAATATTAGCTAATGAGACAAAGGAAGTTGTAGAAGCTCTTGGATTTGATAAGATTGATGATACTGTAGCTGCTGCCTCTAAACAATATGGAGCTATGAAAGAGGTAATCTCTAAATTAGCTGTGAAGAATAGCTATAATCTTGAACATTTAGTTCCTGAGCTATCTAAACTTGAAAGCCTTGTGGACTCAACACCTGCACAAGACGCTGTTAAACGTTTAGCTAAACGTATTCAAGATAACCCAGTTCAGAATGTGTCTGACTTAATAGACATTAAAGAGGCAGCTAATAGACTATACAAAAAGTCATCTGATACTAAAGCTAAAATGATGCTTAAAACTATAAAAGATGATGTAGACAACGCACTTAAAAAAGAGCTAGGTGGAGACTCTAAACAGTATAAATTAATTAATGATACTATAGAAACGTATCATATAGCTAAGTCTCAAAAAGAGTTAGCTGATTTATTCGAGAAAGCTAAAGTTATACGTAATAGAGGTTCAGAGTTCGGTGAGATTTATACTGTTGATTGGGGTAAACTATTGCAATCAGTTAAAGATGCTGGTTATCCTAAGGTAGTAGAAAGAGAAGTCGAGCTAATGGAAAACATAGCTAAGAAGTACGGAAGTTTTCAAGCAGACGCATTTAAGAAGACTGTAGCTTCTGGAGTTAAGGAAAGTGTAGTTGATAATATTATAGCTCAATCTGTAGAAGGATTAGCTAGAACTACATTTACCAGACGTCTAGTTGATACGCTTTGGGCAAATGGCTTTACAGACTCGGCTAAAGCTATTAGAGTACAGAGAGCTATACGTGAGTCTATGGAGAAAGGTAAAACATATAAAGAGTTTGCTAAAAATATAGTAGATAACTCTGACTTACCTACGAAAATTAGAGCTAGTACCCAAAATCTAATGGAGGAGTTTAGTGACCTTTTTGATGCTGAGGACTTAACACCTAGAGCTACTAAGGTTGGAGGTTTTGAAGATACTATAGTTACTGAGCCTAAAGCTAAGCAGCTAATTAAAGAAGATAAAGATATTAAATCTACAATTAGAATGGGTGATAGCTTTGATAAATCTTTAGATAGAGAACTCAGAAGTGAGACCAGAGATATAGCTGGTAAACGTAAGTTATTCTTTAGTGATGATAACCCGACTAAAGTCAGAAATATTAATATACCAGAAGCTCCAGAAGCTAAAGGTATGGTAGATAGCTTCTTAAGTGCTGGTATCAAGCCTAAGCAAGGTAAACTAAAGCTAGAAGACGGTATTGAGACTTATGGAGAATTAGCTAAAGAGGCTGACGAAGTGTTTGGTCCTTCTGTAGAAGAGTTAGCTAAAGAAGCTGATGATGTTTTTCCAGTTGTTAAATCTTCAGCTAGTGTGAATAAGTACAACTTGCCAGATGATATAGCTTATGATGAGAATTTAGAAGCTTTATTGGATACAGCATCTGTAGCCCCGTCTTATCGTAAAGGTCCTAGAGAAGTAGTAGCTCAGTCTGGAGGGTACAAGAAACCTGATAATACAGACGGTTTCACTCCTCAAGTTACTATGGAGACTGGTGCTATAGAGACTCAACTCTCAAAAGAAGCAGCTAAAAGGATTAGAGCTGGAAAAGCTACTCCTGAAGATTTGTCAACTTTAAGAGAAGAGCTACGTATCTTGAACGGTGACGAAGCCGAAGCTGCGTTTCCTTCGGCAGAAGACCAATTAGTTAGCTTTTTAAAAGCTGGAATTTATAACAAAGGAAAATAAAATGGTTAAAGAAAGTACAGATATTATACAAGCGTTCCCTCTAGGTATGGGAACTGGTGTTTTCACAAGTGGTGTAACTGGCTATGAAATTAGAAAAGCTACTATTGTTCATATGAATGCAGACGGTCAGATTGTCCTACACGGAGGTTCAGCACAAGTTACTGTTGATGTATTAGCTGGTTCAGACTGGGCTATTGATGCTGGAACTGACTCTATTGACGTGTCGTCAGCTTGTATTATTAGCTAGGAGGATGTTATGGCTGTTGTTGAAATAAGTAAACAAGCTCAAAAAGGTAAGTCTCCAGTAGTTAAAATGGAGGTTAAGAAACTTGTCGGTGGTTGTAAAGGTTGGGGAGGTAACTCAGCTAAATCTCAGATAGCTTCAGCGTGTGGTAGAAGACGATGATTAGTTTTATCTGGTGTGATAAGTGCAAGATACACTATATTAATGGGTATAAATCTTGCCCTTGCTGTAAAAAGGAATGTAAATGCTTAACTTCGGGTTCAAATTAGGTGGACAAGGCAAAGGTAAAAATTGTAGTAGCTTACCAGAGGGTGAGATTTTCTACAATAGACACTTCGATTGTGGATTAGATTACTGGGAGCTTGACACCAATTACGGTGGTACTGTAGTTGATAATGGTGACAGCACTGTAACACTTACTGCTACTGAAGAATTTTCTTCGCTCACACAATCAGTTCAATTTCCTATATCTGCTGGTAGTTATCATTTAGGAGTTGTAGTTACTTCGATTACTGGTCAAGGTAAGATGAGCTACAAGCTACAAGACGGCACTTGGGTTAATGCCTTAATGTTCGATGCAGCTGGAACTTATGAAGTTGATATAACTGCTGACCAAGATATAATCACTATAGTAGTTGGGGCTAATAATGACCCTTCAGCTGTTATTACTTTTGATGGTGTAAGTTGTATGGATGCAGCTATAGTTCACTATCCTGATTGGTGGAATATAGCTTCTCTTGATGATGCTGATATTTTAGGTGCTTGGGATTTTGACTGGGTAGGTATTGATAACACAGCAACAGCTAAGACTACCTTAACTGGTGTAATGCCTAGCTTTGAAAATGCTATAGGTGGTCCTGTTTGGAGACAAGGTCAAGGTATAACTTTTGGTGGAGGTGGTGCTTTTAAATCACTATTGCCTGACGGTATAGACGTTAACAATATAACTACAATTGTTCAAGTAAATGGAGTAGTTCAAAATGCTACGTTAGATGCTTTCTATAGTCACTACAAAAGTAGTAGCCACTATACTCTACAAAATGGTTGGGGTAGTGGTAAGATTAGATGGTCTTGTGGAACAGGTGACTCTACAACTATTGAGGTAGCTTCAACTGTTTCAAGTGGTGTTGTAGCTACAAGTGGTAGAGAGCTGTATATTGACGGAAGCTATATTGA